TTCACAAGCGTTTGCACTACAGCCAGCGCATGGAATTTCAATTACTGGCCAAAGGTTTTGCAGATTACTTGCCCCCTGACTACCCATACGATGTTCCCGGCGAGAGCCGCAGGATCAAGGCAAAAGATTTTGATGATCGCATCGATGTTCTGCCTGTTTCTGACCCCAACATCTTCTCTGTTGCCCAGCGTATCACGATGGCGCAGACCCAGTTGCAATTGGCGCAAAGCGCACCGCAGATGCACAACATGTATGAGGCATATCGCCGCATGTATGAAGCCATTGGTGTGCGGGACATCGATACGATTCTGAACAGTCAACAAGTGGACAAGCCAAAGGATCCTGCAAGCGAGAATGCGCAGTCTTTGGACGGCTCACCTCTAAAAGCGTTTGCTGGTCAGCAGCACGATGCGCACATCATGACGCACTTGATGTTTGGTCTAAGCCCAATGCTGCAGGGCATGCCAAACGTTGCTGTCACGCTGCAAAAGCACGTGTTTGAGCACATCCGTTTGAAAGCGGAAGAGGAAGTGGAAGCTGAGTTGTTTATGCAGTACGGCACGGACCCTGACAGTCTAGTTTCGTCCTTGCAGCGTGAGGCAATGGTCGCGATCAAGGTTGCACAGGGCTTCCAAGAGGTCAAGCAGTTGCAGCAGCAGTTGCAAGGACCCCCACAGGACGATCCTTTGGTCAAATTGAAGGAAAAAGAGATCGCTCAGAACGGTCAACGCGACCAAGCCAAGCTCCAGATGGATCAACAACGCATCAGCCTTGATCAAATGAAGGAGCAGAACGATGTTCAGTTCGATTCAGCGCGTATTGCACTGCAACAACAGGCTGCTGCGCAAAGAAATACACAAGATGTGATTAAAAATGCTCAACAAGGGGTAAAAAATGCAAGCCAAAGCAACAAAAAGTCCTAAAAAAGCGCCCAAGGAGATGTCCGGAGCGCCAAAACGTGTAAAAACGCCACAGGATGACCCACGAATTACGTATGTTTACCGAAAAGATGCATTTAAGAAGGTAAAAATAGCGTAATAGTGTGCATAATGCACACGTAACCTTCGGACAGGGGTCTATCTGTCTGCTTCATTGGAGTTATCCATGCTTGAATTTGCAGAGAAAGTCATATTTGCCATTCGCCGGCTTGAGAACGAGACTAAAGACTTCGTTAGCAGCGGCAATGTCAAGTCGATGGAGCAGTACAAACATTTGATGGGCCGGTTAGAGGGTTATGCGTTTGTTCAGGAAGCCATACAGGATGTCTTGAACAGGAACTCTGATCAATAAAGGACCAAACAGATGGAAATGACTGCATTAGAGAAGCGATGGGCTGAGGAAGCGGTTGAAAAAGCCGCCGCTGAAGCTTCTGCTGCTGAGGCTGCCAAGATTGAAGCGGCAGAAGAAGAGCAACGCATCGAAAACATCAAGGATCACCTTCCACAGCCCACAGGCTGGCGGATTGTTGTCTTGCCTTACAGAGGCGCTAAGAAAACCAAGGGTGGCATTGAATTAGCCGAAGAAACTTTGGAACGACAGCAACTCACTACCACTTGCGCATACGTTTTGGCCGTTGGCCCACTTGCTTACAAAGACACCGACAAGTTTCCGGACGGTCCTTGGTGTAAAGAAGGCGATTGGATCATTTTTGGCCGTTATGCGGGCGCACGTATGGGCATTGATGGCGGAGAGATCCGTATTCTCAATGATGACGAAATTCTGGCCCGCATCAGCGATCCAGATGACATTCTGCACATGTAAGGAAGCATATGACACAAGTAATGAACGATTCGCAACTTGAGTTTGACCTTGGAGAAGGTGAAAAAGCCACAGATGTGAGCTTTGACCGTCCTGAGGGAGACGAGAGTCCTGCGGCACCTGAACCAGAAACGAATATCTTCCAAAAGCCTGAGCAAGAGTCCGCTCCTAAGAATGAGTTGGATGAGATCAGTGAAGGCGTGCAAAAGCGTATCTCTAAGCTAACCGCGCGCATGCGCGAAGCCGAGCGCCGTGAGCAAGCAGCCCTTGAGTACGCCAAAGGCTTACAGAACCAGACCCAGTCACTCCAACAGAAGCTTGTGCAGACGGACTACAGCCGCCTGAATGAAGCCAAGACACGTCTGGAGACACAGCAGGTTCAGTTACGCCAGATCATTGCCAAGGCTCGTGAAGAAAACGATCTCAGCACTGAACTGGAGGCGCAAGAGCGCCTGTCCGCCTTAGGTGGCGAGCAGCGTCAAGTGGCAGGTTGGCTGCAGACACAACATGAGGAAGTTGAGAAGCATCGCAACGCACCCGTGCAACAAGCACCCGTGCAGCAGCAGCCTCAACGTCCTGCGCCTAGCCCTCGTGCAGAGGAATGGGCAGAACAGAATTCGTGGTTTGGACAAGACCGCGTGATGACTTATGCTGCGTGGGGCATACACCAAACACTTGTTGAACAAGAAGGTGTTGACCCAAATTCAGATGAGTACTATACTGAACTTGACAAACGAGTTAGGAATACTTTTCCAGACAAGTTTAGCCAATCCAGACAACAGCGTTCCGCGCCTGCTGTTGCCCCTGCCGCCCGTAGTTCGGGAATAAATAGTGCGCGCCGTACTGTCCGGCTTTCGCCGAGTCAGGTTGCTATAGCAAAAAAACTGGGCGTTCCTCTTGAAGAGTATGCCAAGTATGTTAAGGAGTGAAACAATGACTAAAGTTACTATCGACAAAGCCCCCCGCGCAACCCGCGATACGGAAAAGCGTCGCCGTCCTTGGACCCCTCCTTCACGTCTTGACGCGCCTCCTGCCCCCGAAGGGTTTAAGCATCGTTGGATCCGTGCCGAAGTGAATGGCCATCTGGATAAACAAAACGTCTACGGACGTCTTCGTGAGGGCTATGAACTAGTCCGTCTTGAAGAGTTGCCAGAAGAATATCAAGGCATGATGCCTACCGTTGATGACGGTAAGCATGCTGGAGTTGTTTCTGTAGGTGGACTTTTGCTTGCAAGAGTTCCCGATGAGACGATTGCAGAGCGCAACGAGTATTACCGCCGTAAGGCTCAGGAACAGTTACATGCTGTTGACAACGAGATGATGCGAGAAAACGCTCACTCTACAATGCGGATCCAGAGCCCCGAGAGGAGCTCGCGCACTTCATTCCGTCAACCCTAAAAAGTTGATTCTTTAATTTTTGTAGGAGCTACAAATGGCAAACGTAAATAAGCCTTTTGGCCTGCGTCCCGTTGGTAACTTGTCTGCTACTGGTGCCCAGAAGCAGTATGGCTATCAAATTCAGGACAATCAAGCCGGAGCAATTTATCAAGGCGATTTAGTCGTCGTATATGACGGTTACATCATTAAGTATGACCCAGCTACACACACTGCCCCAACAGGCGTGTTCAACGGCTGCCAATACTATGACCCAACCCGTGCGGGCAAGCCCACATGGAAAAACTTCTACCCCGGTAGTGTTGACATTACACAAGGCATTATTGCTTGTGAAGTGTTGGATGACCCATCACAACTGTTCTTGGTGCAAGCCGACGGTGCAGTTACTCAAGCCAATATTGGCAAAAATGCTGATCCTACTGCTTCCACAACGGGTAGCACAACGACTGGTGTTTCTGCTGGTTCATTAAGCTCTGCCTCTATCGCAAAAACTGCAGCCTTGACTTTCAAGATTATTGGTATCAGCGATCAGCCCGACAACGAATTAGGTACCTATACAGTTGTTGTTGTTAAACTTAATCAGCATCAGTACGGTAGCGTCGGTGTTGCATCTGACGGAGCATAATCATGGCTATTACACGTTCCCAACTAGTAAAAGAACTTGAGCCCGGCCTGAACGCACTGTTCGGCTTAGAGTACAAGCGTTACGAAAACGAGCACGAAGAGATTTTCTCTATTGAGACATCTGATCGTGCATTTGAAGAAGAGGTCATGTTGACTGGCTTCGGCCAAGCCCCGGTGAAAACCGAGGGTGCCGGCGTTCAGTACGACACAGCACTGGAATCCTTCACAGCCCGCTACACACACGAGACCATCGCTATGGCCTTCGCGTTGACAGAGGAAGCCGTGGAAGATAACTTGTATGACCGCTTGTCAGGTCGTTACACCAAGGCTATGGCTCGTTCAATGAGCTTCACAAAGCAAGTAAAAGCTGCTTCTGTGTTGAACAACGGTTTCACTGGCGGCAACTATGCCGGCGGCGACGGCGTTGCATTGTTCGCGACTAACCACCCAACTGCTTTGTCTTCCAACTATGCAAACACTCCCGCAGTGCCTGCAGATTTGAATGAGACATCGTTGGAGCAGGCTTTGATCGACATTGCTGCGTTTATCGACGAGCGTGGCTTGAAGGTCGCTTTGACTGGCCGCAAGATGATTGTTCCTAAGGAACTGCAGTTCACTGCAGAGCGCCTGATGAAGAGCACTTTGCGTACTGGCACTGCTGATAACGACATCAACGCAGTCAAGTCTATGGGCATGCTCCCAGAAGGCTATGCCGTCAATCACTACCTGACTGACGTCAATGCTTGGTTCATCATCACTGATGCACCTAACGGCTTGAAAATGTTCCAGCGTTCACCCATCAAGACTGCCTTTG